GATTTCAGCAGTCGAGGAGCAAATACTTAAGACCTCACTAGCTACTGGCGTTGCTGATGACCAATTGCGCCCAGCTCTTCAGCGCCTAGCAACTGCAACAGGATCAGTAACTAAGTCGCAAGATTTACTGACCCTAGCCTTAGATATTTCAGCTGCTACTGGTAAGAGCGTAGAGACTGTATCCAATGCTTTAGGAAAGGCTTATGAAGGCAATACAAGCTCCTTAAGCCGTCTGGGTGTTGGCTTATCAACTGCCGAAATTAAGACCCTTGGGCTGGAAGGCACAGTAAAGCAATTAGCTCAAACCTTTGGTGGAGCAGCAACAGTCCAAGCCAATACTTTTGAAGGTCAAATAGCTAGGCTTAAAGTGGGCTTTGATGAAGCAAAAGAATCGGTAGGAGCAGCTTTATTGCCTACACTTCAAAGGCTTTTAGATTACTTTATTAACACAGTTATCCCCAAGTTTATTGAGTTCAAAGATGCAGCATTAAAGCCAGTTACCGATGCAATTGCCAGAAATAAGGATTCTCTAACTATCCTCTATAACTTTATTAAAGACTTTGTAGTCCCAGTATTAATTAACAATCTTGGCGCAGCGCTTAGCTTTATTGGCAAGGTTGCTGGTGGCGTTCTTGATGTAATTGGCTTCGTAGTTAATGGAATAAAGAGCGCGGTAAATTTTGCCATTGATGCAATAAATGTCCTTATTCGGGCTTACAATGCCGTCCCACTTCTGCCTAATGTCGCTACTATCTCTAAGCCTTCATTCTCAGCTCCTAGCACTCCAAGCAGTTCATCACTTCCAAAGATTGCAACTGCTCCAAGTCCTAGCCTTCCCCCAGCTCCTAAGCCATCGACTACCCCAAGCGTCCCATCAGGATCAGCAGTTAGCACTCCATCAACAATAGTTCCAAGCGGTAATGCAATTCCTTCTAATTTTAATGTCGCTGGAACAGTTGCGGCAAATAACGCTGGTGTCACTATTAATGTTAATGCCCCAAGTGCTATTGATGAAGAAGGATTTACTAGAGCAGTTATCTTGGCGCTCAACAACTCCACTAACCGCGGAACTACTGGCGCTGGTGATCTTAGGACTTCGGCTCAAATCCTATGACCCTTTGGACTCCCGATTGGAAGATTTTAGTCAATGGCGATGAATTAACTTCAGTAACTTTAAGCAACCTAACTATTACCTCTGGCCGTCAGGATATAAACTCACCTACTCCAGCAGGCTATTGCTCACTAGAAGTTATAAACACCGATGGAACTAATTATGATTTTGGCGTTAATACAGCAGTAACCATTGAAGTCAAAGATACAACTGGGGCATATGTGGGTATTTTTGGCGGCCGCGTTTCAGACTTAAGGCAAATTGTCCGCAGCGCAGGATCAAGTGCAGTTATTACTAGCTTAAGAATTACCGCAATTGGCGCATTAGCCAAAACTCAAAGAGCAATATTTGACGGCAATTTAGCTGAAGGTTTAGACGGCGCTCAGATTACCGACTTGCTAGATGACCTATTGCTTTCCAGTTGGAATGAATTGCCACCAGCTGAAACTTGGGCAACCTATGAACCTGCTACTGAGATTTGGTCTGATGCTGGCGATATCGGACTTGGCGAGATTGACGCTGGCGAATACACAATGGTTAGCCGCCAGATTACCGATAGCGTCATTTACCCAATTATAAATCAAATTGCTAGCTCGGCCCTTGGTTATATGTATGAAGATGCTAATGGCAATATCAACTACGCGGATGCCAGCCATCGCCAAGATTATTTAATAGCCAACGGCTACACAGACTTAGACGCTTCTCACGCCATAGCTTCTGGCATTGGCATAATCCAGCGTCAAGGCGATTTAAGCAATAAAATAATTATGGACTATGGCAACAATTTCAATAGCTCCTATACGGCTGAAGATTTAGACTCTCAAGCCGAATACGGGTTATTTGCCGAGCAATTCAATAGCTATTTGAAAAATGCAGCGGATGTCGAGGATGTAGCCGATCGTTTGATTGGTCTTAGGGCTTGGCCTAGAAATACCTTCCAATCGATTACATTTGCGCTGCAATCCCCAGAGATTGATAACGCCGACCGAGATGCCTTGCTCAATATCTTTATGGGTCAGCCAGTAAGAATTACCAATCTGCCCCTTAATATCCTAGGTGGGGAATTTACTGGGTTTATTGAGGGTTGGACTTTCAACGCTTCCGTCTCAGGCCTTTCAGTTACCTTCTTAGCTACCCCAACAGAGTTCTCGGCCTTTGCCCAACAATGGGCTCAAGTTAATGCAGCGGAAAGCTGGAATAGTGTTCTCAATACGCTAGAATGGCAAGACGCGATAGGAGTTATTAGTTAATGGCGAATACAACGAATTACAACTGGGAAACTCCAGACGATACAGATTTAGTCAAGGATGGCGCAGCTGCCATAAGAACCCTTGGCAATTCAGTCGATACAACCACCAAGGCGCTAAATCCTGAAACAACGCTTGGAGATATTGCTTATCGCTCAGCGACAAGCAACACAAACACTAGATTAGCTATTGGCTCAGCAGGGCAAGTTTTAACAGTTGCAGCTGGAGTTCCAAGTTGGGCTAGTCCATCAGATCAAACACCATTAACGACTAAAGGTGATTTATTTACCTTTACAACAGTTGATGCTCGTTTAGGTGTTGGAGCTAATGGAACAGTTTTAACTGCGGACTCTACTGAAGCGACAGGATTAAAGTGGGTTGCTCCAGCGGCATCAACGAGTGGATTTACATTTATTACTAGCGCTTCACCTTCTGCAAGCGCGGCTACCAATGTCAATAGTTGCTTTACTTCAACTTATGATCATTATAGAATTATGTATTATCTAACGGCAACAACAACTTCAAATGATCGTTTAGCTTTGAGAATGAGAGCATCTGGAGCTGATTTAACTAGCAGCTATAAAAATGCTGGAAGTTATACAAATGGAGCTAGTGGTGCAATTGGTTTTAATGATTTAGAAACTGGTTACATAATGCTTTCACAAAACGATTCGGGCGCTCCGCATATGGCTTATGGTGTCATTGAAATTTTAAGACCGCAAGCCTCTGATTACACAAGATTAGTTATCAATTCATCAGGCTATAATGGCACAACTCAGTTTTCTTACGAGTTTAGAACCTTTGTAAATAATACGACTTCTTATGATGGTTTTACAATATATGCTCCTTCAGGAAATGTAACTGGTAATTTTAAAGTTTATGGATATTCAAACAGTTAGGATGATTATGGAAAAAGTAACCGAAATAAATGCAATAACTGGTGAAGTGATTGAAAGGCCAATGAACGATGAAGAATTGGCACAACGCAAAAAAGACCAAGAAGAAGCTGAAAAGTTAGCGGCAGCTAAAGCTAAAGAACTTGCGGATAAAGCAATTGCTAAATCGGTTTTATTAGAACGATTAGGCATAACTGCTGATGAAGCCAAGTTGCTGCTTTCCTAAGCATAATCTATAAAGATAATGGCTAAATTATGTGCAGCTGGTGTCCAATTACGGGAGCAAATCGATGACGATTATCCTGATCGCGATAGGAAGTCTGATGGCTGGATTGCTGATGCTCGGCACATTGCTAAAGGCAATTCTGACCATATTCCAGCAAATGGAGTCGTTAGAGCTATAGACATTGATTCTGATTTAGCAGCGCACAAAGAAGAAGCTTATGCGTTGGTCGAAAAGATTCGTAAATGCGCCAAGAAGGGCGATAAGCGCATTAAATATATTATCTATGATGGAAAGATTATGAGCCCAATACTGGGTTGGAAGCGGCGTAAATACTCAGGCCCTAATCCTCATCGTTCTCATTTTCATATTAGCTTTACAACTTTGGGAGACAAAGACAGCAGTTACTTTGACCTAGAAGGAGACAAGAATGAGCGACCTAAAGAAGATGGCCGAAAGCTGGGCAAAGACATTCCTAGCAACAGCGCTAGCGACATATCTAGCAGTCGGCCTAGATGTGAATGCAATTGCAAATGCCGCTCTAGTGTCAGTCTTGCCTAGCATTATCAATTGGCTCAACCCTAATTATGAGCGTTACGGCAAAGTCCGTTAATGGTTGCAGCTGAACTAGCAACCCTAGTTGCATCAGTCCTTGGATCTATAGCCTTACTGATTGCTGGGCTTCGCTACATAATTAAATTGGAGAATATTCCAATAGTGTCGCGCCTTGATAAAATGGAGTCTCAGCTAGAATTGGCCCTAGCGAGAGGGGTCAGAAATGGCAACGCGAAAGCGCGTAAGTAAGAAGCCAGTAAAGCGTCCTAAAAAACGACGCACTACTAAAGAAACCCCATTAACAAAGCTTGATTTCTGGGCTATTGCTGCCAATGAAGTTTATAAAGCTTGTCGCAGAGCAGGAATGGATGAAGGCACTTCGCTGGCCTTCGCTATGGATCGCAGTT